CTTTTCCTATAACCAGGCTTTCTTTTTCCAGGTCCTTCAACCATCTGCTCAATGCCTGTACTGGGTCTGGATTCGCTGTTTCCTGCCGGCTGTACTCCAGAATATCAAACCGGACAGAGGCTCCAACTATCATTGTGTCAACGCCTCTATCTCTCGCACTCCGTTCCAGGGAAAACATTTCTGTTCTCGCCCAAGCAAACGCATAGTGTGAATTTCCTTCCGGCTTCACGATGAGATTTACCAGGCACTTTCTGATGTATGGCTCGATATCTTCCGGAAGAGTTTTTCTCTCATCGCAGTAGAGATCTACCTGCATAACACCTGCGCTTTTCCTCTCTTCATCTGCCTGCATATCAATCGTATATACGATTCTCGGGTACTGTTCTCCTTCCCAACCTTTTTGCCTATCGTCCGGTGCTCCCTGGTAAAAAACTGCAGGCAGTCCAGCGTATACCGCCATTTGATCTTTAAAAAACGAATACGTGGCAAATCGTTCATACATCAACTCTTCAAGAATCACTCGCTTTTACCTCCGTTTTCTCCGGATCATATTCTTCAATGCTCTCCAAATTTTCAGACCAGCGGATTTTCCACTGGCCTGTCACAACATCATCTGCCTGGATTGTGAGAAAATTGGTAACATTCGCAATAGCCGGCTGATATAATATCTTGATTTCCTCCGGCGTAACTGCAGATACAATTCCAGATTTCGGTTCTTTCCAACAGGAATGCTGTGCGCTTATCAGATCGCCCCTTTTAATTGTGCTGCAATCAAACACTTTTTCCTGTTTGTCCATAATCAGACTCATTTCTGCGCATCACCTCCTACAAATATGGTTCATTAAAGATTGCTTTAATCGGTGGCAATGCTTTCTGTGTGATCCGGTCCTTGAATGGTCTTCGTGCCATCTTTCTTGTACCGTTTTCCAAATAACCGGCATAAAACTCTGCACTTTCAAGCTCCAGAGTGATATTGCCTCCACCGCCTTTTACATTTCCTGTCCAATGCAACCTTAAATTGCCTGTACGCCTTGCCGGAGGTTCTCCAGGAGCGGATGCCTGGTAGGTTGACTTATATGGATATTTCCTGTAAGTTCTTCCGCTTCCTTTTCCTCTGAGGACTTCCAATTCGGCGTTTCTGAGCTGGTTGATCGCTCTTGTTCCTCTTGACAACACCTGTTGATTTACTCTGGCTTTCATTTCGCCAACCTTTGCCTGTACTGCTTGGCCTGCTGTTCCAAGTGCTGCCGTATCTATCCACAACCTCACTTCACATCCATCCTTTCCTCGACATAGTAAATGGTGCAGACTCCGATACTTCCCGGATCATCTATGCCCTGAATCAAGAATATTCTTTCTCCCAGTATCAGCTTGTCTTCTGCCTTTGCCTTCGGCCGCCCATCCTGTATGATCGTGTGGGAAATCGGATGCTGAAGCTGTTGCCACTCAACCTTTTGCTTCGGTGTTGCTTCCGCAAGTGCTCCCTTTAGCGTCCGGCTTCCATCACCAGAAAACGAAGCTGTGGCCCTCCCTGTTTTACCAATATCAGCTTTGTTATCTTCGATCACAAACTCTTTATATAGATTTCCTGGCCGCAGATACATCATTGCTCTTCTCATCATTCATCCAGCCTTCCTGTTCTTGGATTCCGCAGCATACCTGTATAGAAATACGGTTCTTTATAGCTGTTTCCGGTCGGCGGTGATGGAACTGCCATTGATTCCAGGCTTACTTCCTTTTTCAGACTTAGGTAATCTTCTTTCCAGACTTTTGCCCGGTCAGACAGTGAAAAAGAAAGTGGACCTTCTTTCGTGTCCACTTCAAACGCAAACCTTCTGCAGATGCTTTCCAGCAACATGAGTTTTGCTCTTTTCCACTTCTTCGGATATTTTTTCAGAGCCGCTGAAATTTCTTCGTCTGTCAATGCACAGGTATCTGCCCCACCTTCTACCATCGTATCTCCCAGTTCAAACCTCATCAGATCAAGTCCTGCAGTTGTGATATTCCCTGGTTCATAGGTGTATGTGCCTTTTGCCATAAGGGTTCACCTCCGAATTATTTTTCAGACGGTGTTTCGTCTTGCGTACTATGGTCTACGAACTCGTTACCGCCTGCAGGATCGTTTGTACTCCCATTGGTGGAGGATAAGTTGCCTGCTTTCTTTTGAGCCGCTTTCTTTACTCCAGCACGTGAATCACAGGCATGAATGACGATCAGCATATTTTCAGATTTTGCAGCTTCGATTGCCTTTGTGGCCTCTTCTACGTTCATCTGCATGATAGAGAAAACTTCCTGTATTTCCCCGATATTCAGCGGAACTCCCATTACCTGTGCAGTATCTCCGTCATAGCTTTTGAAGACCGGAATTGCAATATCTGTTTCCTGGAAGCCTGTTTCCAGAATACCTGTTGCGGCTTCTCCATCAGAAACAATAGACAGCACTCCAAGTTCTTCCTGCTGTTTTGGATTCAGAACGGCATTGACCGGGATCTCGTCATTGATAAAAAAATCCTTGCCACCAAAGCTACAAGGTTTCTTTGCAATCAGTTTCATAATTGCCCTCCTTAGACAGCGTCCTTGAAGAACATTGCCAGATCATCTCCGGTCTTTTTCATGTCGGTTGCCATGAGACCTTCGATAAACTCACTGTGAGTTCCCTGTTCGCCCTCAAACTGACGAATTGGAAGCACATTTCCGTTTCCTAACATATCCCAAGTAAAGATATATCCTGCACTCGGCTCATCTACTGCCGGTGAATCTGTAGCGTATGCCAACAGGAATGCGTTCGGATCGCCGATATACTGCATTTTTGCCTCTTCCCCAAGCGCTGCGTTATTCATGATAGAACGCTGCACAGAAAGACGTTCCATCTCGAACAGCTGAGACAGAACATTTGCATTGACCATGGCCGGATTAGCTGTTGATCCGCTGTATTTTACTCTTTCCAGAATTGCCGGATGTTTTTTCAGTGCATTGTAAACATTCACGCCGAGAGCCATACGGTTCGGTCTGCGTCCTGTAAATTCTTCCATCTCAGTTGCTCTTTCCTCGATAAAGGAAATTGGGTCGGAGTTGCCATTTGTGAACTTGATAAACTGCTTTCCTGTTACGGATGTGCTGTCTACACCAGCAAACTCGTTTTCCCACACGCCAGCTTTAAAGAAATTCTTTGCAAACAGCACATCCTGGTGGATGTTTGCCTGGGTTGCGATCATTCTGGTTCTCTGCTGTCTCGGATCTCTGATAGACGGGCCCTGTCTTCTGATGAGGTCTGTCTGACGAATCTGGTCGATGCCTACGATCATCTGATCTACCTGGCAGGCGTAAGTCTGTCCGTTCTCACCGAGAACTGCTGGCTCAACCTTTCCATATGCCGGTTTTCTCTTCCAGCTGTCTCTCAGTAAATCTTCCTTGCTGAAAATATAGTAATTGTCAGCTGACAGACTTACCGGGCACATCGGGAAGATTGTTCTGGCAAAATAATTTTTGTCACTCTGGAAATAAGAAAGAGCCATATTAGACAGTGCTGTGTGCGGTCTAAAGGCTCCTTTTGCAATTTCCACCTGAATATCGGCTGCTGTTACTTTTCTACCCATTCTTTCTTACCTCCTGCTTACGCATTTTTCTGATATTTGCTAATCTGCACTCTGGCATATCCGTCTTTGGCAACTTTGCTAAGTGCAATACCAAGAACATAGTCCCCGGCCTTTGCCTTTGCTGCAGTTCCATCTGCTCCGGCTGTGATTTCATCTCCTTTGGAAATGGCCTCTCCTGCAATCACTGATCCGATGTCTTTAATCTGAATGTCGATGTCGTCTCCTGCCTCCACCTTTCCAGATACTTCTCCGAACATATCATTGATACCTGCTTCGATCAGAGCCACACCGATGAACGGCTTTGTTCCTCCAGTAGCCAGGATTGCTTTTCCGTTTTCGTCATACACAAAAATCTTATTTCTGCAGTCTTCAACGGTAGCTCCGGCCACCTCGGAAACTGTTACGCTCTGACTGATCTGTGTTCCGTTGTAGTTCTTACCCATTGTTTTTTACCTCCTTCTTAAATTCCTGCTTCCTCTTCGTACTGAAGCACCAGCTGCGGATTGTCTTCCCACGCCTTTGCTAATGCGTCCACATAGCTCATTGTTGGATTTTTCTCAATATAGCTCTTTGCGATGCTGTCAATTTTCCCTTCAGCAGAGTTCGCATCTGGTCCCTTTGAAGCACCAGCGTGTCCGGATTTTCCGATTTCAGAAAATGTGCCAGAATTTTCAACAGCAGCTTTCGCATCGTTCAGAGTTTTGATTACCTGATCGTATGCTTCCTTGCTTACTGCTTTTGTACTCTTGAGTACCGGCAGAAGTTCTTCCTCTGTCTTTCCGAGAATTGCATACTGTTTGCAAATCTCTTTCATTTCCTTTTCTTCTGCATCAGCCTTAAATTTCATAAGTGCTTCAACCTGTGCTTTTAAGCCAGGGTTTAAGCCCTTAAAAATATCATCTCCGGTATCAGCAGTTCCAGCGTCTCCGGTATTCGCAGCACCTGTAAGTCCAAGGGTCTGAAGGGCTTTTGCTACTGCCTCTTCTGAGGACTGAGAAGTCCCCTGCGCTGCAGTTCCTACTGGTGGTGTTTCCGGTTTGCCAGCCCCTTCCTCTGTGCCGTAGCGTTTTTCAATGCTTTCAAGAAACGCTCTCTCAGATTCTGTCAGTTTGCTCTTGTCAATTTTCATTTCTTCTCCGTCTCCTTTCGGTTCATCGTCTTCTGGTCCGTCTTCTTTTTTCTCGGAAGCTTTCTGAATTGCCTCGTTCAGCCTTACCTGCGCAGATTTCATAACTGCCAGTTCCTCTTCGGAAATTTTCTGATCGTTCTTTGCTATATTTGATACCTTGCCATCGGACCACTGGCTGATTGCATCTTTCACTACGGAATAGAATTCGTCCAGGTTCTCAATCATAGCTGCTGTGGCTCCTGCTCCGTCCAGGTCTTCATCCCATAAAACAGAGCATAAGGAAGACTGCAGTGCATAACAAAAGTCCCATATTTCATCTGCGATTTTCTGAGCCTTTCGTTGTGCCATCTTTTCCTTGAAGGACTCTGAATTACCTTTCTCGATCTCTTCTATCGCACTGTTCAGCTCGCCCGGATTTATTCCGACCATCTTTGCGATAGCTGATAAAAGGCGTTTCATTACGCCACCTTCATTTTGCTTCTCTTCCTCTTCATCGTCTTCTTTTGGTTTCTTAGGATCTTCCTCCGGTTTTCCATCTTTGCGTTTGAACAGCTCAATATGTGCATC